TACCATTTGTAAAATTATATTCACATGCCTTCCAAGGACCTGGTGGTTGGTATATTGAAAACTCTCTGACTTCTTTAGGTCAGAAAGATCCAGTATCCGAATACAACACATCTTTGTGGAATAACGGAACAGACGCTGGAAAGGAGTTAGCAAGAAAGCAAAAGCGTAAACTAACTTATCTTTCTAACATATATGTTGTGAAGGATCCTGCAAATCCAGATAATGAAGGGAAAGTATTCCTATTCAAGTATGGTAAGAAAATCTTTG